GTCAGAGCCACCTTTTTTAAGGCCTATTCTTCCACCTTCAGCAGCCATTGTTGGAACATCTCTTCCATGTGTTCTAAAAATACGTGCTTTCGATCTTAAACCTTTAGGCATTGTTCTCATTCTTCCTGAATCTTTGGGTCGCTTCCATTCTTTCGGTTTATCAGGAGCTCTCTCACCTTTTTTAAATCCTATTCTTCCACCTTCAGCTTTTTTTAATTTTCCTTTTGAATCATGATGAGGGAAGGCTTTTTTTAATTCTTCTGCCTTACCTTTTAGTTGGGGCGGTAATGGTTGGTCCTTAATTTCTTTTCCAACTTTTTTTAAAAGTTTACCTATATGTCTACCACCTTTGACAACGCCACCTATAGCCTTTCTAGTTCTTTTAGGTTTATAGGTACTACCATAACCATGAACTAAATAATGTTGTGGAGTTTTAGTTTTTCCACCATGTTTATATCCTCTATTCAATTCTCCATGAACTCTAGATATTTCAGCTCTACGATTTCTGTTTGATGGTTCAGCTTCAACACGACCTAGTTCTTCTAATAGTCTTGTTCGACCACCACCAAATTGTTTGATTCTTTTAGATGGTGCAGTAATTAAATCCCTTGCACCTTGAGCCACCTTTTTAGCTCCTTTAAAAGAGCCAGTAACTAAATCCTTTACACCTTTTGTAAGTTTATTTCCTCTTTGTGCTATATCGCCCATTAACTACCAAATCCTTTTTTATGCCATTGGCCAGTGCCTTTACCTTTGAAATCTTTTAATTCTTCTGCTTGACCAGTAGCTTCCATATGTTTCAATGTCTTTTTACCTTCTTTAATATCTTTGACGGCCTTATCAATTTTATCGCTACGTTTAAGACTAAAATGGGTTTTTACTATTTTAGCTCTTCTGCCAGGATCTTTTCCACCTGCACTTACGTACCAAGGTATTTTACCCGACATTGGTTTAACACTTTTAATGTCAGGGCTTCGCTCACCTTTTGCTATTCTTTTAGCACGTTGTCTTGACTTATGTGCCTTTAAGGCTTTTCCAAAACCTCGTTTAGCTATTCCAACTATTCCCATAGAAATTACCTATTAACTTTACCAGACGTTCTTTTTCCCCATTTGCCATAAGATTCATCACGTCTATCTTTAAAAGATTGTTTCTTAGTAGATTCTTTACCAGTTCTCATACCAAGAGATTCATCTTCACGTGCTGCATAACCCTGCTTGAATTTTTTTCTTTTTCCAGCAGATTTACCTTTGCTATATGGGAATCTAACGTTGCTTCTTACGCCGTTTTGTCTCATGTGTTTCTCCTTATTTGATTATTAATATAACTCATTTTTAAAAGCAAGTCTATTTCTTCTTACCACCATTTCTAAAAATCTGAGTTCCCTTTATTCCAAAAATGCTCGCTACGACTAAAATCCAGAGATTGGTAAACCATGTCGGCAATGATTGGAAATACTCAAAAAAAAGCTTGACCTTCTCCATCGCGGTCGGATCGTCACTCATAACTGCCCACATTAACACAATTATGGGGGCCGAAATAATGACAAGTACGAATTCGTCCTTGTAGTCTGATTGACGGGCTTCTAATAATTTTCCCTGATAGCTTTCCTCACCTCGAGCTTGTCGCTCGGCGTGTAAAAGTTGTGCATCAGACATAGCTACTTTTGCTTTTTGTCTGTTGGCATAAATTTTACCACCAGCCTGTAAAGCTAATTTTGCTAAACTAAACCAAGCCATAATATCTCCTTCAAAAAGTAGGACTTACGCGCGTCGCGCGCAATTTTACCACCAACTTACTTCTGATTTTTTATCTTTTAACATTCTACGTTGTCCCCCAACTTTATTCTTAGTTGGAATGCCTTCAGGAACTTTAACCTCAACACCACCTTTTAGGTAGCCGTCCTTATTCAAGAACTGTTTTTGATTAACTCCTTTGTAGAAAGGTTCTTTTTTATTTGCCATGGGGCCTCCTATTTTTTACTTTTTCCATATGCTATTCCAGCACCTGCTGCTGCTGCAACTGGAGCTGTCTTTTTTATAATTTTTCCAACTTTACTTGGTTTAGCTTTTTTATAGGGGTTGTATGACCACATCTCTTTTAGTTTATGAGTAGTGGTATCCCCCTTTGTTTTAGAGCTAGCTATTGCATATGTAGGTCCTTTATAACCTGCCTTTTTCATTCCTGCTCTTCGTTTATCCGCCGCTTTCATATGTCTTTGAATTGATGCAGGAAAAGGTTTTCCTTTTACATGATCAAATACTTGCTTAGAAGCTTTATTTCTTTTCGCTACCTTTAAAGCTTTTCCAAACCCTTTTATTGCTGCTCCTACTACTCCCATATATCCTCCTAACTTTTTGGTCCTTTTAATGTTTTAACATCTTTACGCTTTATTGCATCAGATTTCAACTTAACTCCTGCTTGTAAATAAGCTTTATCCATAGTCGTGTCAGCTCTTAGTTCAGCCAAGTCTTCATTCTGTTCTAATTTTTCATCTGCAATGTCTTTAGCTTGAACTAATTTAGCCTGGTCAATATTGACTCTGGCTTCATCATACTCTTTTTTACGCTGTTGGTCCATAGCTCTTAAGTCAACTTCTCGAGATTTTAATTTAAGCAATGGATCATGGTCAAATTGAGAGGTAATTGCCTTTTCTTCCTTCATGAATTCTTCAGTCATTTCAGCAATAAGCACGGCTTTTCTAGCTTCTATCGTTTGTTGAATCTGTTGTAACTGCTGAGCAGCCTGAGGATTCATAGGGGCTTGTTGCTGTAATTGCTGTAACATCATCATTTCCTGACTAAATTCTACTTGAATCTGTTCCATAGCCATTAAACTAATATGCTCTAAAATATTCTTTTGTAGAGCTCCCATAATAGGTGGATTGTTTCTAACTAAATTAGTTGCCATAAAATTTAAGTGTGCAGTAATATGAGCTTGATGATCCTGTCCTGGAAACGCTTGAAAAGGTTTCCCAGCTAACGCATCAATATTTTCTAATGATGGATCTTTAGGTGCATTCGGTGCAGGAGGAGGTAATACTTGATCTATATTCTTGACACCTAACGCTTCATACATTTTTCTGTACGACATATAAAGATTATGCATTTTTGGATTTGACATAGCGAGTTGTAATTCAGTTTGAGCTAAAGTAATTCTTTGTGTCATCGAGAAGATATTAGGATCAGCTACAGGTAAAATATCTATTCTATCATCAAAATCTATTTGCTTAATGGTCCTTGCACCACCCACTACATCATATGGATATTCAGGAGGTAAATAGGTTGCAATAATTTTAGCTAGTAATTTAAATTCTTCCTTCATGGAAAAATAAAGTCTTTTATGAATAGCAGACATAACTTTGGATCCTCTTTCAAGAAGAGCCATAGTAGTTCCTACCGCTGCTTGTTGAGAACCTTCTCCCACTTGTAATTCGGATATAGCTGCAAATCGTTGACCTGCTTGAACAACAATTCCCATTAACTGTAATAACGTTGCTGATGGTTCTTTATAAGGTAAAGGATAAAAAGCATCTTTTAAACTTCCACCAGGTGCATCTACATCTTTAAACTCTCCTGGTTGAATAGGTGATGCTTCATCTTTAACTCTAACTCCACGCTGTTTAAACCCAGCGGGTAAATTTGATAATGTCCCTGCATCTAATAATTGGCGGAGAGCGACCGTTGCAGTACGGCTCAATCCGCCAATCATATGTATGAGTCCAAAGCCATAGAATCCTAGTCCAGGCAGAAATTTGAAATGGACAAAGTATTGAATTCTTTGTTTCTTTGGGTCATTGGGCGCAAAGTTCCTTCTTATCGAAAGAACCTTAGTGCTGCTTTCATCGACTGTAACGATATACGGCAGCTTGATACCAGTCGGTTCCCCGTCTGGACCAATATCTTCGAAGCCTTCTAGATCTAAATCTACATGGCATTCTAATAAGGTATAAATATTTGGATTACGTCCTGTTCGTTTGGTTCCTTCTAACTCTCTTTCTTTTTCTTTTATTTCATCCTGCATCAATACACCAGGTTTAGCTAATTCAATATCACTATAAAATCCTGAAACCTGTTGTTTTCTTACTTCATTTTCTGGAAGTTTAATAACATGCGTAATAGATTCAGCATCCGCAAGTGAAGTTGCAGTATAAGGAACTACCACATCATCGGCTGGAACAAATTTAGAAACAGCTCTTTGTAAAAGATCATCATAATAAACTTTTTTAAAAGTTGAACCTGCTAATGGTAAATGAAATAACATCGAATCAAATTCAGGTTCGTATTCTTTCATACGATCCATAATTTGATAGTTCATAAAATCTTTAACTCTTTCGGATTGTTGAGTCTTGCCTGGGTTTGGTGCTCCCATAACCTGAGTTCTAACGGGACCATCTGCTGGCATAAGTTCTTTATAAGCGGTTGCTTGGAATTGGGTTACAGCTTCTGCAAGTACTGGGTGAGTTGCACCACTCGCTCCTTGAAAAGGTTCTGTTCTGTTTTCGTATTTAAATCCTAAGAGATCTAATCCTTGAGTATAAGTTTGTTCCCATTCTTTCCTGCTAGATTTGTTATCCTGATACTGAAAACGTAATTCACTACCAATAGGATCAGTAACATCAGAAGGTAAAAGATCCGCTAAATTATCGAAATGAGATTCCGTTCCTGGAATTTTTAAGTCGGTACTTGGATCAAAGTCAATCGTTGCTCCGCCATCATCTTCCGATATGACTTCGATTGGTCCTTTTGATGTAACTTCCGAAATATTAACATCCGTTACTTCCTCTGCGCCTCCAGGAAGTGGATCCTTTATATTAGGGAGTCCTTTTTCTATATCTGCCATTTAAACTCCTACCATGGTTTAACACGATTAAACATTGTTGACAAGCCACCACCTTGAGGCATGGGCCCTGAAACAGGGGGAATTGCATTAGGTCTACGAACACCTGCGATGCCGCCACCTGCTTTTTCTGTTCTAAAGTTTTCTGCAAAATAATTCATCTTATCTTGATCTACTAAATAATCACTAACATCATCATAGTTCCATCCCTTAAGAAAGTTTAAACCTTGAGGGTTCTGTACCGTTTTTCCTTTATATCTTAAATTAGGATCCATATAATAACCCCACTCTTCTAGTCTTTTATCCATGGCAGCTTTGTGATAACCAGGAAATTTTTCATTCATTAATCGGTATCTTTCCTCTTCTCTTTTTTTAGCCAATTCAGGAGTATCACCTTGTCCATATTCTCCCCATTCAATAGCTCTTTGACCTTGCTCCGTTTGTTGTTTTTCCAATTGAGTTTGATAAAGTTGCTCATCGGAACTTCCTTCTTTAATCAAGTTATTTAATCTTATTCCTTCAGCTTCTAATTCTTTAAGTCTAATTTGTAAACGTTCAACAGTTTCTGGATCGACTCTTGTTCTTCCTGATTGAAGCGCTGTTAAATGATCCTGTATTTTATAATACTCACTCGTTACTTCATCGAGAGCTACCATATTATCTAAATATCTTTTTACTCCTTTACGTTCACCAATTACTTGACCAAACTCTGGGTCTTGCATTGGAGGTCGATTATCAACATCCAGAAATTCATTTTCCCCTTTAATTTTATAAAGTTCTTCTTCTAATAATTTTTCAGCGCCCCCGTACCATGGAACCTTTTCAGTGCTTCTAGCTTCAGCTCCTTCTTTAATTAATCGTGGTGTAAACGTTTCTGCAAATGCTTGATCATGCGTGTATCCTTCTCTACGATAATATTCATAAATCCCTCCTTCAACGATAGCTTCTAATGGTATATTCCATCCTCCTAACAACCAACCCACAGAGGACTTTCCTCTTTGAATTCCCTGTCTAATTAATTTAGCTATAGCAGGAATTTTTTTAGCATTATTAACCGCTTGTCTATTTTTAAATATTGCAGCAGCTCGAACACTATCATCCGTCGAGTTCATGGCTTTTTTATTATCTTCAATAGCCTTTGTCATACATTTAGACATGTTAACAGCGCCTGCTTCTTCAAAGCCAACTCTGCCACCGTATGCTTTACAATGTTCACCAATTTTAGCTTTTTGAAAAATTTTTGCTAAGTCATCTTGTTTTCCCGAATATTTTTTAATTGCTTTCATTTGTTCAGATCTAAATTTTGTTCCTTCTAATTTTGAAACATCAAACGCTTTTGTTGCAATTTGAGACATCTCTTTGGCAGCTAACTTAGAATCATCAACATACCTTGATACATTAGCAAATTCCTTTCTTGGAGCTTTATCAACAAATTTAAAACCTTTACTAAAATCAAAATCATAATTTTTCATATAACCACCACTGACTCTATTAAAATCTTTTAATAATCTTTTCATCTGGTCAGCAATTCTTCCTTTCGCTGGTCCTGTTGTATTTTCATATTTTTGAATTAGCTTTATCATTGGTTTGTCAAAACTTACAAATTTAGCATTATTAAATGCTTGATTAGCAAATTGGCCTTGTAATAAATAATCTCTGGGAAAATATCTCCACTCTTTACCAAATTTTTTGGCAACCTTGTGTTCAAAAATTACATTTCCAAAAATCTTATTAAATTTTCCCTCTCCTATAAGATTATCCATTTCATTTACCCATGCGCTAGCAGCTTTCTTACCTTCTGAAACTTCTTTCCACCCATTAACAACTTTACCAATATTAGATTTATCTAATCCAAACATAGGTCCCCACGTCTCAGGTCTGGTTTCTAGACCTCTAATTATATTGTCCATATAACTATTATTCCAGCTTAAAGCTTGATACATACCTAGTGCCTCTCTAGTTATCCCGTTTTTTTCTAAACTAGTATCAACAATACCTCTGCCAAGTAAACCTGGTTCTTCTGCAGTACCTGGTAAAAAATCAAATTGTTTTAAATATTTATATTTAGCGTTTAATTTTGCTTCTAGGGCCTCTTCCATTGTAGCGGTTGCAAAACCCTTTTCACTCATCATAACTTTCA